TTCTTTTTACAAGTGTCAACTCGACCTATATTATTAACCTAATATATTATTAGACATATATTGTGCTTGAGTTTTAGTCGTAGTTACTTAGTCACTCTGGTGTTATTGACCACACATATATATGTAATTAGTAATAAAATCTAGAAACGAAGTTTCAAGACTTAGGTAATAGACTGGTGAAGATAGAGAATAATACACCAGCCATAACAGCGGTAGCTAGACCACTGAATGTTCCAATGAATAGTATTGGTAAACCAAGTGTAAACACTATGTCCCACAATACCTGTGTTTTAACAAGTTTTTTTCTACCCAACATTTTGTACATAATAATAAAGTATCCAATTGCGGTAAAGAAAGAAATAACAAATAAGTTCATAATATATATATTTAAGTTAATACTAATGTGTAATAACAAACCGAAAGACGTAGTCGTTTCGTGAGTAAAAAAAGGACATTGTCTTTACTTGAAACACCTTATGTTGGTTGTGTGTGTGTTCGTAAGTTTAGATAAATATGTCCAATATGTAATAAGAATGAACATACAAAGTATGTGAACCGAAAGGAGGCACGACTATTCGTTGTTAAAAAGAGAGACAAGCTCTCTTAATGTGATTACATGTATTCTGGTAATACTGACTGTACCCATTCGTAGAATGTTGCAGTTTGTTGGTATGCTTCAGGATACTTATTGTTCATATCTCTATTTGCTTTAAGATATTTGTTGTAGTCTTCTTTAAGTTGTTGATAAAGATAATCGTCTTTTTGTTCTAGTTGTTCTAGAAAGTTTGTTTCATTGTTCATAATAGTATATTTTATTGGTTAATATCCATCGACAATACCTAACCGAAGGAACGAAGTGACTATCGTAATATATTGTTAATCACATAAATACATTACCGATGTAATATAGTAATAAATATAGTTAGTAAAACACTTGACAATATCAAAATAATTGTATAACTTCGTATCATAATTAATATATAGTTTAATCAGTTAAATAAATAATACATACTAATATATAGTATAATATAGTATAAATATCTAATAACTAACTGATAATCAAACAATTACAGATTTATCATAGTAAACAACTATGTAAATAGTAGATAAAAGAGTGTAAGAGATTAGCTGTATATATCGTAAATACACATAAATTGTGCAAAAAAGGGCTACAATAGCCCTATATTTATAATTTCGTAGACAATAATTGCACAAATAATAAACAATACGTCAATTTTAGATACATTCATAATATATAATTTGTAAACCGAGGACTATTTGTCCCCGATTTGTTTAGTATTAAAGTAGTTTGGTGGTGTCTTATCTGATGATAGGTATATATATAATAGATAGACAAGACCAGCGATTAGGAATAGTTTACATACTGCTAATAAGACTGATAAGATTAAGACAAAGTAATACATAGTTAAATAATTTAAGGTTAATATCTATGTGTAATATAACACAAAGGAGGAACGACGCTTGCAAAAGAGGGTACGGTATTCAAAGATACGCAAACACAGGGGGAGGTTTGCTATATTGTATCCCCCTCTTATAACTACATACAATTTTTAAAAAAATAAAAAAATTTTTTTATCTTTGTAGAAAATTTAAATACTATAGTAAAATGAAAAAATCAAAAAGTAAAAAAATGTCCTACGGACATGGTGGTGGGTATAACAAACCTATGCAGAAAGCAAAGAAAGGTATGAAGTATAAAAAAGGTGGTAAACTAAAACCAGTAGATTCTAAAAAAAATCCAGGTCTTGCTAAATTACCAACTGATGTAAGAAATACAATGGGTTTCATGGAAATGGGTGGTAAAATGAAGGGTGGAGAAGCTGCTCACGGAATGAAAATGAAAAAAGCACCAGGAGGAATGAAAACTTCAGGAATGATGGACAGAAAGAGAATGATGAATAACATGATGACTTACATGGGTGGTGGTAAAATGAAAACTACTTATAAATCTGGAGGTACTTATAGACAATTAGACTAATATGGGTTCATATAAAGATATGATTAATATGATAGGTAATGTTAAATACATACCTTCTGTCATAGAAAACTCTATACGTAAAAGTACAAAGAAAATGAACACTGGAGGTAATTTTGACCCAGTTGGTGGTCCAGGTGCAGGTGGTTTTTCTGATTTTTCTAATGTATTAATAGACGATGAAGATATATACACTGGTACTGGAGACCCATTTGGACGTCCACCTATAGAACCCGAACCAAGAGCAGGAGGCGGTTCTAGTATGGCTGGAGCTGGTGTAGGAACTTCAGTTTCTAGAATGAGTGGTAATATAGACAGAAAAGCCACTAAAGGTGGGGGGTCTTTATCATTAACACCTTATAATATAGATACTACAATTGAAAGTCCATTTGTAAATCCAAGTGTATCTATGTTTGATAATGGTGGAACTACAACTGAAGAAACTCCTAAAGCTGATAACTATGGGTATTATTCAAATTATGTAAAATCAGTAGAAGCTACCGACGCTGTAATGGAGAAAACACCTTCTATTGTACCAAAACCAGGTGGAGGTTTTTATAAAGCTTTTGAAAACGGAAAATATTATCCATACAAAGATGTTGGAGGTAAAGTTACTATAGGTTTTGGAAGAACTAATAGTGCTGTCGAAGGGTTGGATATAGAAAATGATTATAGAAATGGTATTAGTGTAAAAGAAGCAAACGATTTTCTTCAACAAGACATTAACTCTAATATGAAAAGTTTAGGTGAAGACTTCGATGGTGAATTTGGAAAGGGTGAATTTGAAAAACTGTCCGAAATAGAAAAACTTATGTTGGTAGATTTTGAATACAATTTAGGAAACGCGGTTAAAAAGTTTCCAAAGTTTATGGACGCTATTAGAACTGGAAATGTAAAAAAAGCAGTAACAGAGTACAAAAGACATTCATATAAAAACAAAGGAGAGCCAAACGAAATAAAAAGAGAGTTGGGTAGAAATAAAGTTTTTTACAATTCATATCTAGGGGACTGGATAAAACGTCATGGAGGAGAAGATAAAGGATATACACCAGGCGTTGTGTCTTTACCAATGAACCAAAACATGAACAAAATGGTCTCTTTACCTATGAATCCAGAAACTAACGCTTTAGTAATGAATCAAGACGTAAATACAATGCCAATGAGTTTCAAAAAGGGTGGTAGGTTTAAAACAAAAAAAAATAATATATAGTTAGGGAACGTAAAGAAATATTTTGTAACTTTGCAACTTCTTTATTTTCCATGTTTTCATACTTGTTTTGGAGGACCCCTTATTTTTTGAGGGGTTTTTCTTTTTACAAAAAATTATTATTATCTTTGTAGTATGAACATAATTAATGAAAAGTACGGAAGAATAGTTAAAGAAGGTGAGTTTTTCTATCTAGAGAAGAATTACAAACGATTAGATAAACTAATGCAAGAAGTGGACAAAATAATAGATAGAATTGAAGAAAATAACTTTATATATTTAGACAATTCTATATCAACATACGAAAATCCACATTTAGAATTAGATTTATTGTATGGTAAGAAAACAGTAAAATATTTGTATAAAAATACATTTAAATTATTACACATAACGATATAATGTATTTATTACAAATTAATAAAAAGGGGGATATTTATAAAGATGATTCTGGAATTGTCTTAGTACCAGAATTTAAAAAAGTGTTAGACACTGAAAAACTAGGGCAAACAGCTATGAAGTGGATAGCTCTTGTATTTGACTACGAAAGTCCATACAGACACTACATAGAAAATGAAAGAATAAAGGTAGTATCTAAAGATTTGTACGATACTTATAGTTGGTCAGGTGTAAATAAACCTGAAATGAAAACAGCTGTAAATAAGTATAAGGAACTTCAGTTTGACCCATTAGACGAACAATTACTTGCGTTTAATAAAAAAATCAACGAGTTTACAAATCTTATAAATAATACCTTTTTAAATGATGAAAACGCAGAAATGTTGCAGAAGTTAATGATTGGTGTAGAAAAAATATTAAAAACTAGACAAGCGTTACTTGACGCAATAGAAAGGAGAGGAGAGAGACAAAAAATTGCGGGAGACAAAGGATTGTCTTTCTTAGAAAATAGAAAAAAAATAAAAGAATTATAAAATGGCAAGAAAAACTGTAAAAGCACCATCTGGATTTCACTGGATGAAAAAAGGTAACAATACCTACAAATTAATGAAAAACCCTGCGGGTGGATTTAAAAAACACCCTGGTGGAAGTTTGTCTGCTAGTTTTGATATACAAAAAATACATAAATCTAAAAAGAAAAAATAATGCCAAAAGATGCCTGTTATCATAAAGTAGTGTCCCGATATGGACCAAAAACATCTGCTTATAGAAGTGGAGCTATGGCTAAATGCCGTAAAGTAGGAGCCGCAAATTGGGGAAACAAATCCAAAAAGAAAGCAGCAAAAGGAATGAAATATAAATCTGGAGGAGTATTCTACTCACAACACGATTAATTATGGCTGTAAGAAAAACAAAAGCTGGACTCAGATTAAAAAGATGGTTCAAGGAGGATTGGAGAACACCTAGAGGCAAAAAAGATTATTCTGGAGGTGAAAATACTTTTAGACCAACTAAACGTATAAGCAAAGATACGCCTGCTACATGGTCAGAATTATCACCATCTGAAAAAGCTAGAGCAAAAAAAGAAAAAAATAAAAAAGGTAGGGTGTCTAGATACAAAAAAAATAAAAAAGCTGCGCATGGTATGAAATACAGAGGTAATGTAAAACCAAATGGAATGTGTTGTTGTCAGGGTAGAATGTTTAGATTAAAAGAACAACATGCTTAAGAAAAGTGTTAGAAAGCCAATACAGTTTAAAGAACAAGATATATCTATAAAGGGTACAGATAAAAAAAGAATTGTATCCTATTTAAAGTCACAGTTCAAAAAACATTATACTACAGGGAACATAGAAAAAGCAAACAAGTATAATGATTATAGTTTAAAACAGTATCAATTAGACTTAAGAAATTGGTACGAAACAAAGGAGCAAAATAAATTAAGTAACAAAAATGTTTTTGGTTTTAACAAACCAAGAAAGTTAAGGTATGGGTAAAATTAAATTTAATCCACAGAGGTACAGACCAATTCCAAACAACGGTTTTCCAGATTTAGAAGAAAACTCAGTTCAATACCAGGAATGGTGGTCTGAACAACAGGATAGGTGTATAAATGGCTTCAAACCAAAAGGTATGCCAGCTATTTCAGGTAAGTATTACTTCTACCTGAATTTTTATTATATATTGGGTAATGACGGTTCTAAAGGTGGAAGAAAGTCATTAATACATCCATGGTACAGGGAAATGGATAGAGAGTATTTTAACCTTTTTGAAACTTGTAAAGAAGAAGGAAAGGGTATGATTATTATTAAAGCCAGAGATAAAGGATTTTCTTATATGAACTCTGGAATGGTAGCTCATGAGTATACTTTCTTTCCATACAATGATATTGGTGTAGCAGCAGGTTTGCAGGCCACTGCTGACGCATTTTTTGATAAAACTAAAAAGGGTTTAAATGGTATTCACCCTAATTTTAAACACTCAGTACTAAAAGATACAGATGGTATATTACGTTCGGGCTATAAACAGAAAAACAAAGATGGTAAGTGGGAGATTGGTGGTTACCAGTCCACAGTTATATGCAGAACGATGGATAATCCAGAAGTATTTAAGGGAGAGCGTTTGTCATTAATGGTATTTGAAGAAGCTGGAGAGTTTAAACATTTGAAAAATGCATACATGTCGTCTAAGGCATGTTTTATGGATGGTAATGTACAGTTTGGTGTACCGATAATTGGAGGTACTGGAGGTGACATATCAAGAGCGTCTAAAGATTTTATGGATATGTATTATAGTCATGACGCTTATAATTTAATACCTATGTTTATACCAGCTTCAAAAGCCTACTACGGTTTCTTTGATGTAGAAACAGGTGTTGAAGATGTAAACGGAGCTGAAGAAACACTACAAGAAGAAAGAGAAAATATTAGACAATCTGGTGATAATGAAGCTTACAACTTACATATACAAAACTATCCACTAACTATACAAGAAGCTTTTTTAAATACAAAACAAAGTAGGTTTGATATATCATTGTTAAACGCACAAAGAAGTAGAATATTGAGTAGTAAAGACTATACAAGTCAAATACAAAACGGATATTTAGATTGGGTGTTTACAGATAGTGGAGAAATGGAAGTAAAATGGAAACCACACCCAGAGGGTCCATACAAAATTTTAGCTCATCCAATGACAGAATACGAGGGAATTGACATTGGTGGAGTCGATTCTTACGACCAGGATACCGCTGGAGCGTCAAATTCTTTGGGAAGTGCAATAATTTATCGTAGATTTGCAAATACAAATATACCAAGTGATTACGTGGTAGCTGAATATACTGATAGACCGCCTAAAAAAGAAGATTTTTGGGACGGTTGTTTAAAGTTGGCTGTGTATTACAACGCTAAGATGTTAGTTGAATATACAAAGATAGGTATTTTAGACTACTTTAAACGTATGAACGCGTTGAAATATTTGAAAGAAAAACCTAAGTCAGCTCACAACCCTAATTCTAGGACAAGGAACCAATATGGTGTCCATATGAATAAACAGGTTAAGAGTTTGTTAGAAGATTTGATAGATGATTACATTAGAGAAAATGTGAGAGAAATATGGTTTTTAGATTTGATAGATGAGTTGGCAAATTATGGTTTACAAAATACTGACCGAGCTATGGCTTTTGGTATATGTCTAATACATAACATAGACAACTTTAGAATGAGGGTACATGAAAAAGAGGAGTTAATAGATATAGGATTAAAATATTATAAACGCGGTAGAAACGGCATACCAATAAAAATGAATTAAAATGGCATACAATACTAGTTTTCCATCTATGATGGTTTCTGAAAAAGAAAAAAATGACGAATGGTGTAATAGAGTTTTAGAGTCAGTTATAAGTTATATGACTTATGGAGAAAGTCCATATGAAAGTTCTAGA